TATAACTGTTTCCGTGGTCAGCAAAACACAACTGCCGCAAGCCACACAAGTACGACTGCTGTCTATTGGCAACAAGTCCCCGCGATCACCGTTTGGCCCACTCCAGACAATGCACAGCAATACCAGTTTGTGTATTGGCGCTTGCGACGTACCCAAGATGCAGGTGGCGGTGTCAATATTATGGATGTGCCCTTTAGGTTTTTACCCTGTATGGCGGCTGGCCTGTCGTATTACATCGCCGCAAAGATTCCAACAGGCGCAGAGCGCATCCCATTCCTTAAGTCTCAGTATGACGAGGCGTGGGAGCTTGCAGCCTATGAAGATCATGAGAAAGCAGCTTTGAGACTTGTACCCCGTCAAACCTACATTGGGAGATAGATGTGGGCAATCGGTTTGCTAGTGGCAAATTTGCAATTGCTGAGTGTGATCGGTGTGCGCAGCGGTTTAAACTGAAAGTTTTGAAGACCGAAATCATTAAGACAAAGCAATACAACTTGCTGGTTTGTCCTGCGTGTTGGGATCCAGATCATCCTCAGTTGCAGTTGGGAATGTGGCCTGTTGATGATCCACAGGCTTTGAGGAACCCTAGACCTGACCGCAGTTATGTTCTGTCTGGGCCAAATGGGTTGCAGCTTAGCCCAACTGGAACTGGGATAAATGGATCAGGGACAGTTGAAGGTGGTAGTCGAATATTCCAGTGGGGATGGTCGCCGGTAGGTGGGTCTCAGGCAAATGACGATGGGTTAACACCAAATAACTTGGTATTAGCTGTAGAACTTGGTACAGTTACGGTAACAACGACTTAAGGAGTCAACATGGCAAAAATGGAATCAAGCGCAATGGATAAAAAGCAAGATGTTGCTTTAATCAAAAAGGCGTTTAAACAGCATGACACCCAAGAACATAAAGGCGGAAAAGGCACATCATTAAAGTTAGCTAAAGGTGGCAAAACAAATGAAATGATGAAGCAGTATGGTCGCGGTATGGCTAAGGTTGTTAACCAACGCGGAAGCGCAAGGGGCAAATAATGGCTAAATTTAGCAACAAACAAATGGGTAAAGAAGTTGGCAATGCCGCCGTCTATGCTGCGCCGCACAAAGGCAGCAAAGGCATGACTATCAATGAGTTGGATGCTTCTCGTGCAGGCGGCGTTAACCGCAGCGAGGCCAAAACAGTTGATATGAGCATTGGCAACATCAGCAAATCCGCTGGTAATGAGCCTATCAAAACCGACGGTATCAAAATGCGTGGCACTGGCGCGGCTACCAAAGGCTTGATGAGTAGAGGCCCGATGGCATGAATTACACGACGTTGTATAACACGATTCAGTCATACACGGAGAATCAGTTCCCCGATGTATATCTTGCAAGTGGGAGTACCGTATCTGCAACTACGCAGATCAATACTTTCATTACGCAGGCTGAACAACGTATATACAATTCGGTTCAGTTTCCATCGCTTCGCAAGAACGCGACAGGTGTGACAAGCACGGGTAATAAGTATCTGTCTTGCCCTAGTGACTTCTTGTCTACGTTTTCTTTGGCTGTTGAAACTGCGGATGGGCAGGAGTTCTTGCTGAATAAGGATGTAAACTTCATCCGTCAAGCGTATCCAAAAGTTACAGATACAGCCACCCCTAAATACTACGCATTGTTTGGCCCAACAACCACCAATGACGCAACGCCTGTAATTACAAATGAGTTGAGCTTTATTCTTGGCCCAACACCTGACGCTGTGTATAACGTAGAGTTGCATTATTACTATTACCCAGAATCAATCACCACTGTATCTAGTGGGCAGACATGGCTGGGCGACAACTTTGATACTGTTTTGTTGTACGGTTCTTTGGTAGAAGCCTACACCTTTATGAAAGGTGAGACCGACATTATTGGTATATATGACGGCAAGTACAAAGAAGCCCTTGCATTGGCTCAACGCCTTGGCGATGGTCTGGAGCGCAGCGATGCATACCGCAGTGGTCAGTACCGTCAAGCGCCTTTGCCGCAGAATAATGGGGTGCGTTAATGGCTTTTACAGGAAACTTTTCTTGCAACACCCTGCGCAGTGGATTGGCTAATGCGTCAATCAATTTGACGACCGACACGTTTAAACTAGCTTTGTACACAAATGCAGCCACGCTTGATGAAACCACCACGGCGTACACCTCTACAGGCGAGGCCACAGGCGGGAATTACGTTGCTGGCGGGCAGACTGTAGCCGCTACAGTTTCTTCTCAAGTCACAGCTTCTGGAAGTATTGTCTACGTATCCTTTGCGTCCCCAGCGTGGACTGGGGCAATCACTGCTCGTGGTGCTTTGATTTATAAAGCCGGAGCAAATGGTGCTATTTGTGTTTTGGACTTTGGTAATGACAAAACATCTACCAACACTTTCACCGTGACGATGCCTGCCAACACCAGCACATCTGCACTCATTCGGCTTGTTTAAGGAACAACTATGTTTAACGAAAAAGCATCATCAACAGATATTGTCAGCGCGGGTTTGATTGCCAATACTGGCGCAACTGCCGGTGTAGGCGCAGGCGGTGTGTTTCACGTGCAGTGTCTGGACAAAGACGGCAACCTTAAATGGGAAACTTCTGAGCACAACCTCGTAATGAACGTGGGTTTGCAGGATATGAACACCCAGTATTTCAAAGGCTCTTCCTATACTGCGGCGTTCTACCTTGGTTTGGTGACTGGCCCCGGCTCAGGCACAACTTTTAGCGCCACGGACACTTTGGCCTCGCACTCATGGACTGAATTCACAAACTACAGCGGCTCACGTAAAGCTGTTACTTTTGGCACAGCTACTACAGCAAACCCATCTGTGATTACCAATTCCGCCTCCCCGGCATCTTTTGCCATCAGTAGCTCTGGCGGTACTGTTGCGGGGGCATTCTTGTGTACCGTGTCTAGTGGTACATCTGGCGTGTTGTTCTCAGCATCAGATTTCCAATCTCCCGGCGACCGTGTGGTTGTCAATGGCGATACATTGAATGTGACATATACATTTAGCCTTACCGCTACTTAATGAGTGTTTGGTACATCTGCATTCGCCCAGTCTCCGTTTGCTTCATTGGCGACGGCTGGGCAAAACTTTGACTCTACTGTTGCCGAGTCCGCTTCAGTATTTGAGACAGTGTCCGCCCTAGCTAATTTTGCGCCTGCAATTTCAGAATCTTCATCGGTGTTAGACGCCGTCACGGTTGCCGCATCTACATTCAATGCAACAATTTCAGAATCTTCCGCAGGGGTGGATCTTGTATCGGCGCTCATTACTTTTGTCACAGCAATATCTGAGAGCGTAACTGGAGGAGATAGTTTTGTTGCGTTGGCTACTTTTGAGACTGCGGTAATTGAGGCGGCATCAGTTTCAGAGATTATTGAAGCTGTTGCGGTTTTTGCGGCATCTATTTCTGAAGCAGCTACAGGCAGTGACTCTGTTCTTGCTGGGCAAATTTACGCGGCGGTCATTTCCGAGCTTGCCTCAGCTTTAGATGCCCAATCTTCAAGTATTGACTTTTTAGCTAATATCTCAGAAGCCGCCGCTGGGTTGGATTCGATCAGCGCGGCTACCTCAATGCAGGTATTTATTCAAGAGTCCGTTGCTGGGTTAGACAGTACTTTGGTAGCTGCTTCTACCTTCAACGCCGCCATTAGCGAAACTGCCCAAGTTTTGGATTCCGTCTTGGCAAGCGCGGCCTTTTTTGCTACCATCACAGAAGGTGCGTTAGCCGCCGACCAGATCATTGCAAGGCTGCTTTGGGAGATCATCAACGATGCGCAAACGGCAAATTGGAGCACGATCAATAATGCTGAATCTGTTACTTGGTCTACGGTTGGAACAGCCCAGACAAGTAGCTGGCAAACAATTAACGATGCCCAAAGTGCTGGATGGACAGTCATCTATGACGGTCAAACAGACACATGGCAAGTAGTTAAAACGCAGGGTTAATCATGGCACTTGTAGTTAAAGATCGAGTTCAGGAAACTACCACTACAGCGGGTACTGGAACACTGACGCTTAACGGTGCTGTCCTTGGTTTCCAAACATTTGCCGCTATTGGCAATGGCAACACTACTTACTACACAATTTCAGACCCAACCACAGGCGACTGGGAAGTTGGTATTGGTACGTACACATCGTTGGGTACAACCCTTTCTCGAAATACGGTACTTTCCTCAAGTAATTCGGGGTCGCTTGTAACCTTTGGTTCGGGAACAAAAAATGTCTTCTGTACCTACCCGTCAGCGCGTGCGATCTATTTAGATTCCCCGGGTTCATACCCAGTCCAGAATACGTTCAATACCCTGACTGCGGCAACGGCTACGTTGACTGCGGGAACAATTACCGCTACGCCGTCTGGTGGAACAGACATTGTCAATAAAGACTATGCGGATTCAATTGCGGCTGGATTAAATTACCACCAACCAGTCAATTACGCATCAACTGCCGCTCTCCCATCTTACGTTTACAACAATGGCGCATCAGGTATTGGGGCAACAATTACAGCTTCAGCCAACGGCGCTTTGTCGCTTGGTGGCGGATCACCTGCCGTTGGTCAACGTGTA